TTCGGCGGCCTTGCTGTTGCCCGCTACTCGCCGTTCGCCGTTCGGGTTGAATGACAGCGTTTGCAAAGCGCCTCGACATGCGAGGCGAACAATCGAAATTCCGGATGACCGCGCAGCTTGCGGACGTGATGCACCTCGGTCGCCGGCGTCAGAATCCCGGCGCGCAGACAGTCCGCACAGAGCGGGTTCGCCTTCAGGAATCCGATCCGGAACCGTCTCCATGCGGCGTCGTAGCCACGCGACGCCGCCGATCCGCGCCAGCGATCATGTGCCTGCCGGTTGGCGGCGGCGCCACCATGCGGTGGCTGATGCACGGGCGGACGAAACGGCATGTCTCCATCCGCCCCCTGCCAGCCGAACCACGATAGCCCGGCTGGCCTGCCCGCAAACTCACCAGCTTGGTCCGCAAACCACCGCGCCCCCTGGCTTACCCCGCCACTTCGGCCATCAGCTCGCGCAGGTCATGCACCACCGCATCCCGCCGTCCCGCGCGGCGCAGTGTCTCAGCCATGACCAGCGCATCGCGCTGAGGTAGGTCATGGCTGAACAGCGGGCCTTCGGCTCCGGTCCACTCGACCCGGAACCACGCCTCGCCAGGCCAAAAATCGGCACTGCCCTCGGGCGCACAAACGCCAGTCACGCGCCCACCGCCACGCGATCCGCCACCGCCGCCCCCAACTTCTCCAGCGCGGCATCGAGCCCATCGGCCCGGCGCTTGCCCGGGTGCCCGGCACTGTCATCTGGGCGGGCGGGCACGCAATCGAGAGGCCGCAGCCCCGTCAGCGGAACATCCATCAGTTCCAGCGTCCGCGCCGCCCGCCGAACTTCCTCGGATTGGCGCACGATCCCCTTGACCCGGAGCACCACCGTCAGCCGCGCCATCACCTCATCCCACCGCCGGCGGGCCTCGCTTCCTGCAGGTGGTTCCGTCCGCTGCTTGCCCCACGCCACCACCACGCGCGCGTGCGGCGCTGGCAGGTCGAGGCGCCTTAACGCGTTTACCACGTCATCCGGCTCGCATGGCCGACCCTTGCGCAGACTGGATGTGCCGCGAGCACCCTCCGCCCGCGCGTCAAGGCAATCCAGCGCCCACCACCAAGCGTTGGCGGCGTCTACGAACGGAGTGCCACCAACCCCATAGAACCACGGCAGCGCCGGCCGATCGAGCGGCTGGGGAGGCGGAAAGACAGTCTGCTTCATCTCATCTTCAAGAATATCGATTGCGCGGTCCCATATCCGCCGCGCCAGTGCGCATTTCCGGCCGGGACGGCCGGTGCGGCCGTGCTTGATCAGCACGTCCAGTTGGACCTTCTTCAGCCGCCCACTCAGTAAGCAGCGTTCGACGGCCAAAACCGTCTGGCCGGCGACGTTCTCGCCGGCGACCCCGCACAGATCCATGTGGCGGGTCGATTCGGGCGAGCAGGCCCAAATCCAGGCCAGTTCGGTTGGCCGGCGCTGAACAGAATCGAACAGTTCCGTCGCGAGCAAACTCATGCGGTGGCTCCGGCCCGGGGAATCGGGGACTCTGACGAAACGCCGGCACGCATCAGCGCGCGGCGAACTTGAATGTGCGTCCATCGCTCGCCACCGCGCGGCGTCCGAACCCCGCGGGCCATCAGCGCCTTGGCGATCTGCCCATAGGTGTCCGCGCCAGCCCGGCGGGCCGCCTGGATGAACGGCTGGACGTCAGCCGCATAGTCGTTCGCCAGCGCCGACTTTGCCGAACGGGCAAGGCGCATCGTCTCGACGTCGCCGGCCCGCAGCGACGGATTGCCCAGCCGCACGCCGCGCGCTTTCGCCGCGGCGAGTGCGGCTTTCGTCCGCGCTGAGATCATCTCCCGCTCGTGCTCCGCCACCGCGGCCAGGATGTGGATTGTGAACCGCGTCGCGTGCGGGTTGTCGCAGGCGACGAACTCGACGCCGCCCTCCATCAGATTTGCCAGGAAGGCGACGTTGCGGGTCAGCCGGTCGAGCTTGGCGATCCCCAGCACCGCCCGTTTGACACGGGCGGCCGAGATCGCGGCCTGGAGCTGGGGCCGGTCGGCGCGCTTGCCGGACTCGACCTCCTGCATCTCCGCAACGATCGCGCCGTTGACCGAGGCGACATGGCGGGCGACCGCTTCCCTCTGCGCCTCCAAACCAAGCCCGCTGCGGCCCTGCTTATCGGTGCTGACGCGGTAATAGGCGACGAACGACGGAATCGAACCCGGCCCCGTCGTGGGCCTCAGAACCGGTCTGCGAGGCATAGGAGGGGTCGGACATTCCCATTCGTCCCTCACACAGTATGTTCGGGACGACGATGTTTCGGGCAGCGGGCGCTCAGCCGTCGGCGACAGGTTCGATGCCCGGCCGGACGGCCCTGCCTCCCTCGGCACGAGGGTGGGCGAGCAGTCGTCAGACCGTGAATTTTGCTGAGAACACCATGAAGGTGGCAACCAGGCGCAAGGCCCGAGGCGCCGGGGCAACCACGACCCCGATCATGCCGGTTCCATAGCACAATTTTGGGAAAAATGTCCGGTCAAAGTGCCTGCCGTCCGGAGATGTAATCCGAGCGCCGCCGGATTCCTGGCTTTTACCCCCCCCTCGAAGGCGCCAAACCGTCCGGACGCTTCATGGGTCTGAACGCGCGCCCGCACTCGCTGGCTACTGAACGGAGACTCAACCGCCTCCCGGAATACTCACCCGATCGCCGTTTGCCGCGCGGTCCATCAGCCAGACCGGCAGCATCCGGATCGCCGCCGTCGAACCAAACAGCCGGCCGTCGCCGCTGACATCATCGCCGTGTCGCGCCCCTCGGCTGCTCGGTGCGGGGCAGCGGGCGCGCCCGTTCAACGCGCGCACAATGCGGTCGATCCCCCGCCCATGCCGCACCATCAGCGTGTCGGGATGCAGGCCCGTCACGCGCCGCAGCCGGTTCCACGTCCAGACATGACGCGGCGTCCCGAATGCTGAGTCGGGCAGCACCAGCGAGCGCATCAGCACCAGCCGGCGTTCGTCCGGATCGCCGATGAACGCGATCCACCGGTAAGCCTCGTCCATCGCGCTGATCTCCCGCGAGGATGGCGGCTGTCGAACCGAACGCGGGACGCCGTTGGCCGCGTCGGGCCAAAGCGAACGAAAGCCTGTCGGGAAACAGCCGGCCCACGGCAGCGCCATCAGAACGCGCCCCGCCGCCATCAACCGGGCTTCGATCGTCGTGGCCGAGACATCGGCCGCGCGGCAGGCAGGACCAAACGGGCAGCGTTCGCAACACATCGGCATTTCCAGGGCCGCCACCTCACGGGTTCGTGAGGCGGTAATCACTGTCTGCCAAAAGTCGCTGGACAATCGCAAGGGAATCCGTTTCCGCGCCGCGACCTGGCCGATCGCCAGCCCATTCGGCACGTCAAAGTGCCGCGCAGCAGCCGACGCCCGGAGTTTGCCGCGCAAGTGCCGCGCTCGCGCCAGCCGCCGCCGGAATCACAGCGCTGGCCCGCATTCAGGCCCCGGCTTTCGGTCGATTGCCAGGGCGCTCTTTTTCGCGTTCAAAATCGGCGGGAATTATTGCTTTTACACACGGGACGTAGTATGTTCCGGGCATGAACCTGATCACTTTCGTAAAGACCTTCGCGACCGATGAAGTCTGCCGCGCGCACATGCAAAGTGTCCGCTGGCCGCATGGTCCGGTATGCCCCAGATGCGGAACGATCAACGACGCGGCGCATGTCGGCGGACGGCCCGGCGTGTTCCGCTGCAACGCCTGCAAGAGCCAGTTCACCGTCACGGTCGGGACCGCGATGGAAGGCACTCACCTGCCGCTCAACATCTGGTACCTCGCGATGTATCTGATGATGAGCACGGCCAAGCCGATCAGTGCCATGAGCCTGTCGCGCCAGATGCAAATTCAGTATCGGACATGCTGGCATCTGCTGCACCGGCTCCGCGCCATGCTGGAACGCGGCGACAAGCTGCCGCTCGCGGGCGTCATCGAGGCCGACGAAACCTATGTCGGCGGAAAGGCCGCCAACCGGCAGAAGCATTGCCCGGAACCGACACGCGGTCGCGGCACGGATAAGCCGATGGTGTTCGCGGCGGTTGAACGTGGCGGGGAAGCCCGCACGGCGGTCGTGAAGTCCGCGAGTGCCATGGCCCTCGATCCGCTGATGTATCGTTGGTTCGACCGGGACTCGATCCTCTGCACCGATGAACTGGCGACCTACAAGTGGTTCGGCGGCAAGATGCGGCGCCATCATAGCGTCACGCATTCCGCCCGCGAATATGCGCGCACGGAAGGCACGCTTCGCGTCCATACCAACACGGTCGAAGGGTTCTTCGGCCTGTTCAAGATCGGCATTCTCGGCATCCACCATTGGGTTTCCGCGAAGCATCTGCACCGTTACGCGACCGAACACGAGTTCCGGTACAACAGCCGCACGCATGACGCGCCCGACCGCATCGCGCGGTGCCTGATTGGTCAGCATGGGCGGCTCCGGTTGCGCGAGTTGTTCGCCTGATGGTGATGCAGGCAACGAAGGGACGGCTCTACGGCGGCGGTCTTGGAACCGTCGCGCGGATCGGCGGACAGTGCCGTGCCGTGTGGAACCTGTTCGTTGCCGAAAGCGCCGAACGCTACAAGGCGGAAGGCAAGTTCGTTTTCTACGCGGAGATGTCCGCCCGCCTGCCGAAGTTGATTAAGGAAGACCCGCGCCTCGCCGGGCTGCCGCACCGTGCGGCGCAGATGACGGTGCAGAAGTTGGATCGGGCGTTGCGCGATTGCGCCAAGAGCAAGGGCAACGCCCGGCGCGGCTTCCCCCGGTTCAAGAAGTACGCCGACAGGTCCGATGCTTTTTCGTTCGTTGGCCGCGAGGTTCGGGTTGAACCGGGCCGCATCCGTCTGCCGAAGATCGGCTGGCTTCGCGTGCGCGGCATGACGTTGCCCGACGGCGCGGCCATGAAGCAGGTCGCGGTGACGCAAGAGCCGAACGGTTGGCACGTCTCCATCCAGTTCGACGCGCCCGCCAAGGTCTACGCCGAACCCACGCTGCCCGCTGTCGGGATCGACGCCGGGTTGAACCACTTGGCGACCCTGAGCGACGGAACGCGCATCGCGCATCCTCGCCTCGCCAGGAAGGCCACGAAGCGGTTGCGCCGCTTGAACCGGGAGCGCGATCGGCGGCGCAAGGGCAGCGTGAACCGCAAGCGCACCGTGGTTCGCCTTGGCCGCACGCACCGCGCCCTTGGCGACGCGCGGAAGGATGCGATGCACAAGGCGACGCGGAAACTTGTCGATACCTACAGCGGCTTTGCCGTTGAAGATTTGAGCCTTCGCGGCATGATACGAACCCGGATGGCGGGATCGCTGGCCGATGCGGGGCTGGGAGAGTTTGTTCGGACCCTCCACTATAAAGCCGAGTGGGCGGGGAGGTCGTGGCATGTCCATGGCCGTTTCGCTCGCAGCACGGGCGTATGTCCCGACTGCGGCCACGTCGGCGAGAGGTTGGCCCTCTCCGTCAGGAGTTGGGCTTGTGATAGCTGCGGCGCGGTTCACGACCGCGACGTTGCCGCCGCCAGGGTGATCCTGGCTGGCGCGGTACTGCCAGTGGGGCAGGAACCGGCGGCTGCGATGCCGCGAAAGCGAGGCTCTGCCGTTCGTGGCGGGGATCGGGCATCCGCCCGGTCTAGTCACGGCGGGCCACCTTCGAATGTTGACGATGCTCTTGTGGACGAGTTCGCATGAGCAAAAGCAATAACCCCGA